AACTGCATGGTCAGCTCGGCAGAGGTGAAGTTGATGCCGATATGCTTCTGGCTGGACACGGTGAGGGTCGTGTACTGCTCGTTGTCGTCCTGCACTTGCAGGGCGGCACCGTCGGTCACCAGCGCACGATCCGGCAAGCGGATACGCAGCGTGGAGCCAATCTTTGCACCTTCGACAGCAAAGCTGTCGTCGTACTCTTTGTTGACGTTGCGGGAGATAACGAGGTTGTTCTCGAGAATCTCAAGAGACTTCCTGGTTATCATATCGATTGTCAATAAACTGTTGGCCATGAAAAACTCCTAAAAGTATTTAGCGGTTCCTCGCTTCCTGCTTTTTCACTTGTCTTGCTCTTTCAGCTTCGATCCATTGACTTGTGGTCATTGTTTTGATTGACCGTGGGTCTGTGGTGTCGTAGCCGCCGGAATGACCCCCGCGGGCGGTGACTGGTGAAATCGGCGCAGGTGCGCTAGATGTTTGTTTCGTAATCGGTGTAGAAGCGATCTTTGCTTCCAGTTTTCCTATCTCTTTAGCCTGCAAAAACGGGTCAGAAAGTCGGGCTATGCGGTCAGCTTCCTTGGGGTTAGTGCCGAGATAATATGCAATATCAGGGCCGTTATCCGAGGCTTGAATCGTCTGGGCCATCACCTGAGTAATCGGCAGCTTGGGGTTGTACGCGACCTGTTCAAAGTCCTCGTACTTGCTCCGTGCGTCCTCTTCCTTGTCGTGATAGTTACCCAGAAACTCTTGTTGCTGTTTCGCGTATTGTTGCTGCTGGACAATCTGCTGCGCCTTGGAAGTCGTCAATGCTTCAACGTATTCCTCGGTCGTCGTAAATTGTTCCGGCTTGACAAGCTCCACAGGGACGGGCTTTGGTGCTTCGGCCTGCCTTGCTTCGCGTTCCCACTTTCGTTGCTCTCTTGCAAGCCTCTTGCCGATGGCTGCGTCCAGATCCTCTTGGCTGAATAGCTTCGATTCCTTGACCTCACCTTCGGGTGCTGCTTCCGGCGCTGCTACTTCTGGGGCAGGCGCTGCCGTAGCGTCCTGTTCCGGCGCGGGTTGCTCCGCTATCACTTCTTCAGACATGGCTCGATTCCTGAGAATCCCTAGAGTGCCGCCCTAGTACGGTTCATTCCGATTTCTATGCTTCTGGTTGAGGCATTGCATTCATCATCACAATAACTTTGCCAATAGCCTCTGCTTCTGCGGCATGCGCCACAGAAAGATTTTTATGCTCGCCTTGAATACCCTTCAATCCAGACAGGGTGACCCGATTACCAGACAGCAAGAATTCATCCTTGCTGACTTGCGTGAGAATTTCAGGCTGCGATAAATCAACGCTACGGATTTCCATGATTTTTTCCCCGTTTAATAGTATTCGTCAACGCAGATAAATCCGCTTCCACCGGCTCCACCGGAGTACCCATTTGTGCCTGCCGTACCTCCTGTACCGCCAGCGCCCACGGTGTAGGTGTACGTTGCAGCGGGGGTAGAAATAGCTATCTCGGCATACTCGCCTTCGCCTCCACCGAAACCAACATATTGCGCAGAAATAGATGCGAAAGCTGCGCTAGGGCTGTAGCCGCCAGCACCGCCACCGCCTGAATTTGCAACAGCAGGATTCCCATTCCCTCCCCTGCCTGGAGTTCCACCTTGACCACCACCCCCACCACCGTCATACGCCGCGTTTGTAGCCGAAACATAATACAAGCCCGGAAATCCACCACAAGCACCGGCTATTCTTAAAGATGCAGTTCCAGTTCCACCAGTTCCCCCAACCCCTCCAGCAAGACCTGAAGCACCACTAGAACCTCCAAGCGCACCGCCAGCCGCGTTAATTGAATTAAAAATTGTATTTCCCCCTGCGGTTCCAGAAACTCCATTTTGCGAAGAATCGGAAGTTCCTCCCCCTCCTCCACCCCCGCCTTTAATCCGCACTACGATACGGCGGCAGTTGGCTGGCGTGGTGTAGGTAGCAGCAGTACCCGATAGGAAGACTTGCCGAGTACCAACGGCGAGCGAAGATGTCTGCCACGTTGCCGTAGTACCGCTGGTCGCGGTAAGCACCTGTCCCGTAGTAGGTGCTGCCGAGGCCGCAACAGACACCACGCCGGTCGCAGTAGTGAGCTTGTCCACGCCGCCGGTGAACGTCCCCGTCGTTCCCGCAACGGGCGATGACCCGTATGCCAGAATGTTCGCCGGCGTGATGCTGAAGTTAGCCCCCGAGCGAGCAATCGGGATAAGGTCCGTCGCCTGTGCGGGTGCGCCCGCGGATAGTCCTGAGATCTTGGTATCGGCCACGTTATTTCTCCTTACGCTTCAAGCAATATAGTGCTGACCCCATCCTCGAGCAGGATGAAGCTAGAGTCTTCCAACAAAAGATCGCTGCCGGGGTGAACGGCGTTCGGTTTCGCTCTACGAAACCAGCTCATCACCCGCGTTGCGTTGAGGACTATCAATTAAAGGGCTTCGTGTAGACCGTGCCGCCCGCGCTGATCTGGATAGCCGACACGCGCCAGGGCGCACCGCTGCCCGCGGGGACCGGGAACCACATGGGCGTGTAGGACGGCACCGGCGTGTCAGCGGTGGTGGCTGTTACGGCCTCACCCACTTTGACGTACATGTCCGTCGTACCCCACACCATCACGGTAGACGCGCCGGGGTTGTACGCCGAGGTGACCCCCGCCGTGCCGGTGTAGGACACGCTGTAGCCCGTCGTGGCTATCGGATCTCGGACTACGGAAAGACGGTCAGTTGCCATTGTTACCTCACGCCAAGAATTTCAGTTTGTACAAGGTGGACAGATACAGATCGACAATGTTGTCAATCAACTGCTGCAACGGCGTGTCCGTTTTGTCGCACACGTCGTAGCGCACCGACTCGATCTCTTTGAGTTGGTCTTCCAGAAACTCGATGATGTTGCTGGTCTTCTTGGCCGACATCAGCGTAATGGGGCCGATCAGCCCGTTTCGGCCTTGGTAGGCTTCGGCAAAGGCGTCCGCGTGGTCAATGATGCCGTCATAGAAGGTGTTCAATGCGCTGTGTTTGCTGAAGCTGCGAGTGTTCAAATGAACGCTATGCGCCACGTCCCGCGCCAGAAACAGGATACCTACGAAGTCCGAGGCTTTCATTGCGGCGTCATTCCTTGCTGTGGCATCATTTCCATAGGCATGGACTCCTCGCGCATCTCGGGCATCTGGCTCATCATGCTTTGCGATTCCATAGCCGCCGCGACCACGCCCATTGCGATGTCTTGGATCTGTTCTTCACTCATGCCCGCCTGCACCGCGCTAATCCGCTTGGTCTCGGCGTCGTAGGCTTTGACCTCGCTGTCGAACTGCTTGATCTTCAGCTCTTGGGCTTCCATCGACTGGCTGACGTTTTGAAGCATCTGGTGCATCTGCTGCATCTCTTGGCCCATAGCCTGCATCTGCTGGTTGGCCGCTTGCAACGCCGGATCATCTTCGTCCGACAACAGTTTCGGGTCGATCGTCTTGGCAAACCGTGCGGCCATCTCTTGCGCGCCGGGCCAGTCCATGTTCTTGATGAACAAGTCGCCGGCCACCGCCCACAGTTGCGGGTTGCCCTGCAACAGACGCGACATGGCGTCCAGCGACTCCTGCCGCTTGGTCATGTAGCTCGGGCCGGTAGTCACCGCAACGTCGTACCTGCCAACGCCGGGGTTGTATATCTTCTTGATGACGATGCCCCGTTCGTCCTGTATCTTCTTGACCGGCATGGGCTGCATCGGGTCGATCATGGCCTGATCCGTTTCACCGTCAATGCCGATGATCCGCGCAATGCGTTGCGTGTCGTAGATCTTGGGTATCAGGTCCACCAGTTGCCGGGTGCCGTACCGAATGGCTCGCGCAAGGTTGTCCACATAGTGGTAGGTGCCGGTGTCGGACTGTTTCTCGCGCGCGAGGATGGCCCGGCCCGACCGCTCGTTGCTGGTGGCACCGAGACTCGAGTCGTACTGCCCGGTCGAGCTTTTGATGTCGTCCGACGCGCCGGCCTTGGCCTGGAGCAGTCCGCTCGAGGCCATCGGAGGCTGCGCCCGTTGCGGGAGCGGCAGCACCGCGCCTTGGCCATCGGTCACATCAGGGTTGACCTCAAGGTACGGCCAGTTGTTGATGTTGGCCGTCTTCCATTGCTGCTCGTAGCCCTCAAACTGACCGCCGTAGCCGATGAACGGCGCTTTCGGGGCCAGCGCCAGCATCTCGGCCTCTTGGCTAACCCAGTAGTTGTACATCCGCTGTGCGTCCTTGGCGTTTCGCACCAGACCGCTGACGTACATCCGGCCATCAATCTCAAATTCGTTGCCGATCACGCGGATAACGGGGATGTACTTGCCCGCCCAATCGCGCTCCTCCAGCACCTCAAAACCGTTGGTCTTGCACCATTTGACCGTTCGAACGTCCACATCCCGCGTCTTGATAGGCAACAGGCCCATCATTTCAGCTTCTTTGGCCTCGGGTGAACCCTTCATGGCCGTGATACCGCTGTGGTACTGGTTCAGCGTCTTGGCTTCGTGCTTGATGTAGAAATACTCGGCAATCCGCACCGTGTCCTGGTTGATCCATGCGTTCAGTTGCCCGTCGCCCACGCCGTATTCCAAACTGGACAACGGTGCCGCGTCGGGAAACTGCCGCTCGTAGTCGTCTTTGGTGACTTCTTGGTTGATGAAGCACCACTCGGCATCCGAGCCGCACGGGTCTTGGATCGTCGGGTCCATGTAGACGCTAAAACTGTCCCGAATACGCCCGATCCGCAGATCCTGCTCAAAGGTGTTCTCGTCGCAGTACTCGGTCAGGATGCGGAAGTACCCTTCACCAAAGGTGACTTGGTTGTCGCAGGCCGTGTCGTAGGCCACGTCCGCATCGGAGATGTACTCGATGTGGCGCACGATGCCGTTGAATATCTCGGCGACCTCTACGTCGGCCTTGTCGTCGGCGGGGATAACCTTGCCCGAGGGCCTGTTCTGCCGCTGGTCGTTCGTCACTTGAAGGACGTGCTGCGGCAGCTTGTTGATCGTCAGGCAGGGACGGGCGTTGATCGTCTGGCCTTGGACCGAGCCGCGGGTCGCCAGCACATCAGCCGGCCATTGCCATTGGTTGTCGGGCGAGGCTGCGCGAAAGCGCAGGTCGTCTAACTCGTCTTCGCGGGAATCCGAATACGCGGCGATCGCCATTGTGAGGCGAGTCCGCATAGTGGCAAGCATGTCGCCGTTGTCACGGTCACGCTTGGTGCCGCCGCTGGATACGGCGCCGGCTTCGTTGATGCCCGTGTCCTGATAGGCCACTACTTCACCGCCTTCTGCACGTCGGCCCATAGCGCACACGGCACGCCATCACGTTCCGCGACCGGCACCGCGCCGTGCGGCAGCGTAATCTCGCGGTCGTAGTGGCGCCAGGTGTGGGTGCAGGGGCCGTACAGAGGTATCGCGTACCCGGTGGCGTACAGTTCATTCATTTCTTGGCTTTGCGTTTAACCGAGTACGCAATGGCGACCGCCTGCTTCACGGGCTTGCCCGCGGCGACCTCGGCCTTGATGTTCTTGCGGAAGGCTTCTTTGCTCGGCGACTTGACGAGAGGCATGTTATGACCCCATCCATGAGTTGGTTACGCTGGCGTGGTGCGACGCCG